CCCGTCGCACTTGCGCGCCGAATACAGCCCTGGTACTACTGGTGGCAAAATGGAGGTGACGTGCCGACCGTCCCGATGGTGTTCTCCTCGGAACCCGAGTTGCAATCCGAACGTGCGACGCGCCCGATGCTCTACGAGTACTTGGCCGAGCTGGTCGCATCGAGGGTCGATGCTTCGCTGTCGCGGGACGAGCTGCTCAAGACCACCCCCGACGGGGACGGGTCGGAGGTGCCGAAGTACGAGCTGCGGTACAAGACGCTCAAGGTCTCCGAGATCGGCATCGTCGGGAAATGCACCGCGTTCGAGATGCGGGCGACGATCGACGCCAACTTCCAGTACGACGTGCTCAAGGCGCTGGAGGTCGAGCAGCCGGACATGCAGTGGGTGCTGGTCGCGGGCAGGATCAGCCGGATCAACCTGCGCGCCGTGACGTACACCGAGCAGCCCCGGAAGGGGAGCTTCTGGCAGCAGCAGCAGGCGGTCGATGGGCAGATCGGGCTCGGGGTGATCGCGCAGCGTGAGGGGAACCTCGTCCCGCCCGTCCGGCGGCACGAGCAGATCCCCGAGTACAAGGCGGTCCTCGAGCTGGCGTTCGCCGGGACGGGCGGGACGCTCATCGACGGGTGGGCGATGCGCACCGGTCAGCTCGAATCGCCGATGCAGGCGTACCTCAAGTCCGGGCGTGTGCTCCGCCACCTGCCGATGTCGCTCAGGAAGCAGCGCAAGCAGGCGGTCGAGGTGATCGAGGCGTACTACGCGGCGAACCAGGAGGCGGTCGACGAGGCGGTCGAGCCCGACCGGAAGCTCACGCAGGAGCAGGTCGAGCTGGCCTACACGATGCGGCAGTCCGGGAAGGGCTGGAGCGAGATCGCGAAGATCTTCGGGACCACCCATCAGGTCGTGCGGGGGGCGGTCGAGAAGAAGCTGCGGCAGGAGGGGGCGTGACGGACGAGGAGGTGGTCGTCACGTTGCAGCAGGCGCTCCTCGTGGTCGCGGGTGTGGCGCACAAGCACGGGCGCACGTTCACGATCCAGCCCGGCGTGATCGATGTGAGCGAGGGGGACAGCTCCATCATGCTGCTCCTCGGCGAACGTTGGTCCGTGCCCCGGCACCAGGAGTCGGGGCCGATGGTCATCCCACGTGCCGCGGAGGGCTAAGCCCCGGGGGACGAAGGCCGGCCGCCCCACCACGACGCCGAAGATCAGGCTCGTGGGGGGAGGGCCGACGATCCCCGAGCTGATCCCGTGCCCGCGGTGCGGGCTCGCCCTGGAGAGCGGGAAGAACCCGGACGGGCTCGCGTGGCACGAGTGCCGGGAGGGGGTGGAGCTGCAAGCCACCCGCCTCCTCCAGACCGAGGGGCGGATCGATCAGGCGCAGGCGGTCGACGTGCTCGCCCGGCTGATGATCCAGCGCGCGCTCACCGACCTCTCCCCGGTGGACAAGCTCGCCGCCGGGGTGAAGGCGCTCACATCGGGTCGGGCAGCGTCTTCCGAGCCCGACCTCTCCGACGCGATGCGTCGGTGGCTGTCTGGTCCGAAGTGATCGCCCCGTCCGCCGACAGCCCTTGCCGCAGGTACCACAAGATCTGCTGGTTGCGATTCCTGTTCTCCCGCTGCGCATGGGCGTCGAGCGCCTCCACGAGCCAGCTCGGCAATCGCACCGTGGTCACGTAGGTCGCCGGTTCCGCTCTCACCGCATCCTCCCGTAGGCAAGGGTATCCCAGGAGAGTCGGAGGTGCTGCTCCCCGAAGTCGATGCGCGCGGATTCGTCGAGCGTTTGCAGATCGAGAAGCGCGGTGAAGTCGGGTACACGTGGCTTTGGCCGTGGTTCGACGAGCAGGAGCCCCTGTGGGAGGCGCTTTCCACCCGCAGAAAGGTCTTGGCGATCAAGCCGCGGCGCGTCGGGTACACCACCCTCGTCTCCGCCTTCCTGTTCCAGAAGGCGTACCGGGCGCGGAGGGGCCGGAAGGTGCTCCAGGTCGCCCACGACCCGGACTCCCTGGAGACGTTGCGGTACCTCGTCGAGGGCTTCCACGACACGCTGCCCCTCGAACTCCAGGTCGGGTACGAGACCCGGAACAACCGCACGACGGTCTTCGGGAACAACTGCACGTTCGAGCGCCGCCTGTCCGGGCAGCGCGGCAAGGTCCGCGGCAAGGGGCTCCACGATGTGCATTTCACCGAGGCCGCGTTCTACGCGACCCGGGAGACGGGGAGCGTGGCCTCGGACGAGGAGACGTTCGCCTCGGGCTTGGCCGCGCTCGACGCCGATGATGCGCACATCGTGGTCGAGTCCACCGGGAACGGGCCGAACGGGCTCTTCCACCGCCTGTACCGGACGGCGAAGGACGATCCGGAGTGGGGGTTGGTGTTCGTCCCGTGGACGTGGTGCAAGCGCTACCAGCGCCCGCCCCCTCCGAACTTCATCGACGACCTCGATCGGGCCGAGCGCCAGCTGCTGGAGCAGGGGGTCACGCTCCCGCAGCTCGCGTGGCGGCGGCAGAAGCTCACGACCGACGGCTTCTCCCTCCTGCGCTTCCGCCGTGAGTACCCGCTCACCGACGCCGAGCCGTTCCTCCTCGACGAGGCCGGGTGGTTCGACGCCGAGCCGCTGAACTTGGCACTGCTCTTGCTCGGGAATCAGGTCGAAGATCCGAAGGCGCAGTACCTCGTGTTCATCCCGCCCGAGCCCGGGAGGAAGTACTTCCAGGGGGTCGACACCTCCGGGGGGACGGGGCGGGACTTCGCGGTCGGGAGCGTGTGGCGCGACGATCTGGTGCAGGTCGCCGTGTGGCGCAGCAACCGCATGTCCCCGCACGATCAGGCCGAGATGGCCGTGCAGGTCTCGGCCCAGTACAACCGGGCGCTCACGCTCATCGAGGCGAACCGGTTCGGCCATCAGGTGATCGCGAGAGCCGAGCAACTCGGGCTCAACGCCTGGAAGGACGAGAAGGGCGAAGATTTCTACACCCACGGCGGGTGGAGGATGTCGAAGAAGTGGGAGATCTACAGCGACGCCCGCCAGCTCGTGGCGCAAGACCTTCCCACCTTCCGGCACGCGACGACCGTGCGAGAGCTGCTCTCGATCATCGAGAAGCCGAACGGGAAGCTCGAAGCCCAGGGGGACGCCCACGATGACTGTGCCGACGCCGCGGTCCTCGCGTGGCACGCGGCGAGGAATCACGTTTCCCGTCCTGGCACATTCAACGTCGAACGGGAGAGAATGCTCGTGATGCAACGCCGCCGTCAGGCGGCGCGCAACGGGAGCCTGCGTTGAGCCTCGACCACGAGCAGATCATCAAGGGCCACGTCCGCCGGATGAACAACCGCCGCAGCGAGTGGGAGTGCCGGCGGGCGGCGTTCGAGGGGCGGTTCTGGCAACACCAGACCCGGTGGTCGCATCTGGTGACCGACGACTCGGCGCTGCCGATCAAGATGCAGACGAACATGCTGCGCCCGTTCGTCGGCAGCCTCGTCTCGAACCTGTTCCTCCAGAAGCCGCGCTTCAACGCGATGTTGCCGAAGGTCTCCGAGTCGAAGCCCGGACGCCCGGCGAAGCCCAAGGAGCGGGCGGACGAGGTCGTGGCCCGGTTCGCCGACGACTGGCTCGGGCGATCGGACCTCCGTGCGCAGGCCAACCGGGCGTACTCCCTGGCGTTGATGTACGAATCGGCGGCGTTCAAGCTGGGTTTCGACCACGAAGCGAAGGGCTTGGAGTTCTCCCGGAGGCTGTGGGCGCAGGCGCTCCCGCCCTGGGAGTGCCTGTGGGACGACCGCACGACCGCCCGCGAGCGGTGCCGGTACATGGGGCACATCCGTCCCGAGAGCGTGGAGTTCATCAAGGAGACGTTTGACAAGTCGATCCCGGACCACATCGAGCCTCGGCCCCTCCCCGACTACGTGGCCGGCGGCTGGCACCAGGAGATGGACGAAGACTCCGAGGAGAAGGGGCGGGACGCGGGCTACGTGCTCCTCGTCGAGTTCTACGATCTGGTCGACAACAAGCTGTTGTGGTTCGTGGCCTCGCTCCGGAGCAACCCGGACGAGCTGACCCTCGCCTCGTTCCACGAAGACGTGCTCCCCTACGAGCACGCCGATGGGCGCCCCGCGGTCCCGATCGAGCCCATCGTCCTCGACCCGCTCCCCGAGTTCCCGCTCCAGGGCATGTCGGTCGTCGACGGCCTGTACGAGATCAACGCCGAGCGCAACCTCCTCCTGTCCTACCTCGCCTCCGCCTTCCGCCGAGACGCGGCGCGGACGGTCTTGTACAGAAAGGACAGCGGGATCGACGAGGAGGTGCTGGGCGAGCTGATGAAGGGCAACGACTTGGCCCTCGTCGGCGTGCAGACCTCCTCCCTGGAGAACCTGTTCAAGGAGTTCGGCCTCCCGCCCTTGCCGGCGAGCCTCGACAAGTACGCGCAGTACCTCGATCTGGCCCGGCAGGAGAGCAAAGGGGTGGCCGACCTCACGCAGGGACGGCAGGGGAAGTACCTGTCCGCGACCGAGGCCGGCCTCCTCGCGAAGTATTCCGAGTCGACGACCGGGCAGGTGGCCCTGCGGATGGACGAGGCGCTCAACCGAACGGGCGAGTTGCTGTTGGCGATCGCCCGGGAAGAGCTGAACGACACCTCGCTTCGTGTGCATCTCGGCGAAGATGAGTACGGAAACCTCTCGAAATCGACGCTCGACTGGCCGTGGCGGCTGGAGCTGGAGGACAGCTCGGTGGCGCCCGCGAAGGAGGCCGAGCGCAAGCAGGAGTGGCAGGGCGTCCACGCCTCCCTGATCTCGTGGGTGACGGTCGCCGCCGCCGCGCCGCAGACCGACCCGGAGACCGGGGCCCCGCTGCCGCCCACGCCCGAGCCCGTGAAGCGCATGGCGATCGAGGCCATCGAATACACCGTCCAGCTCTACGATCTCCCCGAGGGGATGCGGTGGGAGCGCCTGTCCGCCGGGGCGGGAGTGACGGAGGAAACCCCGGATCCCACGGAAGACGCCGCCGCCCTCCAGGCCCAGCAGTTGATGGGTGCTACCGTCATGCCGCCCCTCGACATGCCGCCCCCCGAGTTGGGGCCCGTCGACCCTGAGACCGGAGGACTGCTGTGACCAACCTGCCCCTCCCGTTCGTCATCGCAGCCGCCGCGGCGCCGGCGTGGGTGGAGGTCCCGAAGGCCCACCCGATGCTCGTGGCGCTCGCGGACCGGCACTACACCCGGCAGCAGCCCGGGACGGCGCAGTTCACGCGGCCGGGCGTGAACCTGTGCCTGCTGCTCGACGACGGCAGCGCCGGGTGGGTGACGTGGCGACCGATCCCAACGGTCGGCCGGATGGACGGGCTCTGGTGCTGGGAATGCACGTTCTTTCGCAACGAGGGGCGGATGCTGTCGAGTGACCTGGTGCGTTCGGCGACCGACTACACCCACCGCGTGTGGGGATGGCCCCCGAGGGACGGGCTGATCACCGCCGTCGGGGTCGACCAGACCGCCGCCCGCCGAGGGCGTGCCAACCCGCCAGGGTGGTGCTTCATCCAGGCCGGGTGGACGCCCACCCACGAGCGCGACGGCAAGGCGTGGCTGCGGGCGCCGGATCCGGTGCGGACGTGACCACCCTCGAGACCATGTGGGACTTCATGCGGGACCTGTGCTGCTTCGTCCTGCTCCTCGCCCTCATGGTGTACGGGATGATCGCCCTGGGCGATCTGGCTGACGAGGTGCTCGTGAAAATGGGGGACGGGGATGCCGATTCGCACGCGGCGCTGTGAGGACTGCGGGACAGACTACGAAATCCTCGTTTCGACGCGCTTCGGTAGGGAGGAGTGCAGCTCGCTGCAAAATCTGGACATGGACGATTTGTCCTGTCCAACCTGCCATTCCACGAGGTACCTGCGGATCATCGGCTCGGCGCACGGGATCGACCTCGGGGGTGAAGCCGGCGTCGGCAAGCACTACCCGTACTTCGACCAGGGGCTCGGCTGCGAGGTGCGGGACGCGGCGCATCGTCGGTGGCTGCTCCGCCACCACCCCGACGGGACGGTGCGCGACGCTCCGTTGATCCCCGTGGAGGGGGACTGGAACGCGGTGACCGATGCGGCGGAGACGATCATGCACCGTCGCCAGGACTTCGACGAGGCGTACGCGCGCGAGCAGGAGTTCATCCACTCCGATCCGGAAGTGCGGAAGGCGAAGGACGTGCTCGCCCGGATGGCGAAGGACAAGACGCTCCACGAGCTGTTCCGCGGCCCGCGGCAGGAGCGGATTGACCATCGCGTCAAGTCGTCGTATTAAGGAGTATGCCGAAGGGACGCGAAGAAGAGTACGAGGACGACGAGCCGGGGAAGGGGAGCATGGCTCCGCCCCCCGAGAAGCCGAAGCATGCGCACCTCGCCCGGGATGCGGCGAACTACCGGGCGACGCAACCGCGGCACGGCGGTCCCGCGTTCCTCGACGACGACGAGGAGACCGAGGAGAACGAGGGGAAGTCCCTGGAGGAGTACAACGACGAGTTGTACGAGACGTTCCCGAACCGGGACTCCCCACTGTCGAACGAGGCGCTCGGCGAAGACCAGAAGAAGCACAAGGCGTTGCAGGACGAGCGCGACCGGAAGTTTCCGCAGGCGAGGGCCGACGCCGGCTCCACGCTGGACAAGGCGAAGGCGAAGGTCGACGCCGAGCGCGCGCCCAAGCCCCCGGCCGACGAGAAGGAAGCGCAGGCGCGGCTCGACGCCGAATACAGCAAGGCCCACGAGCAGCGACTCGCCCAGCTCGAACAGGAAGCTCCGCCGATCGAGCTGCCCCCCGATCTGGCGCAGACGTTGGCACAGACCTTGCGCGATGCGATCGAGCGCCTGACCGACGGTCAGGTGGTCTTGCCGGCCGGCGGCGACGGGAAAGACACCTCCCGCGGGCTGCTGTGGGGGATGGCGAAGGCGGTCGAGGCCGTGACGAAGGGCAAGCTCATGCCCATCAAGGAAGCGTTCCAGAGCCCCGAGGCGCTCCAAGACTACCTCGTCGAGCTGTCCGGGTTCGCGCAGGACGACAAGGCGCTGCGCAGTGTGCGCGCCGGGCGTGGGGCGGGCAAGAAGGAGGAGTGATGGGGGGAGAGGGTGACGCGGGCGGTGCGACTGCTCCGGCTGTGGATGCGGCTGCGCCGGCCGTGGAAGAGGGCGGATCGGGTGGGGTGGTTCCCGAGGCGGGCGCGCAAGCTCAGCCGGATGATGGGGGAGAGGGAGCGGCTGAAAGCGCGCCTGCCGTGGGTGAGCAAACGCCTGTGGCGGACAAGCCTCTCTCGTCGCTGGTCGAGTCCTTGTTCGGGGACGGCGAGAAGCCGGCGTTCTACGAGGCGCACCGCGAGTACCTGAGGGCGAAGGGGCAGAAGAAGTACGACCTCGATCTGGCGAAGGTCGACGAGTGGCCGATGGAGGCGCAGCGTCTCCTGTACAACCTCGTCGAGGAGTCGCAGGAGAACACCGAGGCGCTCAAGCAGCAGCTCGCGAAGCGCGACGATGCGGGCAAGGACTGGGCGGCGGAGAAGCGTCGGCTCGCCTCCGAGCGCGCGAAGCTCCTCGGGTTCGGCGCCAACGAGCAGATCCGGAAGGTCATCGCCGGCCTCGAACCGAAGGGTCGCCAGCCCGACCCGTACAGCGAGGAAGGGGTCGCGTGGCTGGTCAACAAGCAGACCGCCGCGATCTTGAAGCAGTTCGTGGATGCGTGGCAGTCGCAGGCCGAGCAGCTCCAGCAGCAGGTCGCGCAGGAAGAAGCGACCGTGCGCGAGCAGGCCGAGGTCGAGGCGACCGCTTCCTACATCCGGCAGCACCAGGACGACTTCGACAACCCGGTCGTCTTCGAGCGGATCAAGGGCCTCATCGAGAAGTCGAAGGGAGCGATCAGCGTCCAGGACGCGCACGAGTTCGTGATCGGACGGTTCGCGATCGAGCAGGACGAGCAGGCCCGCGCGCAAGCCCGTGAACGTGCGCGCAAACACATCCGCCCGGGGAGCGGGAAAGTGGCCGGCCCCCCGCCGAAGCCGAAGAATCTGGACACCGCGGGAGAACTCAGGTTCTACCAGGAGTTCCCCGACGCTTTGCAGCGAGAGTACGACGAAGCGGTGCGTCGCGGTACGTCGTACTGATCTTGCGCTGATGGCAAAGCCCCGGTAGCCTTTCGGCAGATCCACGAGGACTGCCGATGGCAACCACGTCGCTGACCATCAACAACGAGCTGCTGACGACCACGGCGTTCAACTACGCCAAGGAGATGCGGTCGTCCCACCACCGGCCGTACGTGGTCTGCGACCACCTGCTCGGTCCGGGGATGGTGAAGGACGAGGGCGGCGAGCGCATGATCGTCGCCTGGGACTTCGGCGAGCACTCGCTCCCGACCCGGATCGTCCACGGGTACGAGACGTACAACAACACGCTCGTCTCGATCGGGACGCCGGGCCACGATGGGTGGGCCTACGTCGTCCAGCCGACCTACTACAGCCGGCGCGACGAGATGATCAACCGCGGTCAGGCCAAGCGCCTCGATATGTGGAAGATCCGCGTCAAGAACGTCGAAGACGCGATGCGCCGCGACTGGTCCCGCGCCTTCCTGCGCGGCGCGGCGGCCTCGGGCACCTGGAACGGGGTCCCCGGCTACGAGGACTGGAACACGGCCAACGGGGCGGACAACACGACCGGGTTCATCGAGGCGGCGACCTCGGGGACCAACACGATCCACAACATCTCCCGGTCGTCCTTCACGCTCGCCGCCGGCCACTTCATGTTCCACAACCTGTACCAGTCGGGGGGGGACTCGGCGTCGACCAACCTCCTCATCGGGCTGTACAACTTCCTGCCCGAGCTGAAGAAGCGGGTCGGGGACATCAACCCGAAGGACTACAAGGCGTACTTCACCGTGGAGACGCTCGGGTTCCTCAAGCGCGCGCTGCGCTCGGCCGAGCAGTACGTGTCCGACGGCCAGATGGACGACGGCAAGCGGATCGCGACGATGTACGCCGGGATCGAGATCGTCCCCGAGGATCTCCCCTCCCTCGGCTCCTCGACGACCGCCAACCCCTGGTCGGCCCTGTTCATCAACTGGGCCGAGGGCATGAAGTTCCACGGGCAGTCGGGCTTCGTCTTCGCGCAGGACAAGGTCGTGGATGTCCCCGGCACCCTGGCGAAGGTCCAGCTCAACCACTTGGCCGGCCAGTTCGCCTGCGAGGTCCCGGGGCTGCACGCCCTGATGGACAACGCGCAGGCGTGGTCCTGAGGAACCGATGAACCGCTTCAACCCGCTCGCGCCGTTCCTCGACACCGTCGACGGCGACTACGTCCAGAAGATCACGACCTATCAGGCCGCCGGGACCATCTCGGCGGGCGACTGGGTCGTCATCGATCCGACGGTCACGACCCACGGTGCCGGGCGTCACGTGATCCGGATGCCGGCGCTGACCTCCTCGACGACGGCCGGGGCCCGGTGTGTCGGGGTGGCGCTGCGCGCCGCCTCCTCGGGCGACAAGGTCGACGTGGCCGGACGCGGCTCGATCGTGGCGAACGCCAACGTCACGACCGGGATCACCGCCGACACCCTGCTCATGGGGAGCGGGACCGCGGGACGGGCGGCGGCGATCGGCGGCGTCTTGCAGCACCTGCTCGCGGCCGGCACCACGCTGACCAACACGACCACGGCGACCGCGATGGCGTCGGCCACGATCCCGGCCAACACGCTGACCCCCGGCAAGTCGATCTTCGCGACCTTCGCCGTGCAGGTGCTCGCGGTCGCGGCCAACGACACCTTCCGTGTCCGGCTGTTCCTCGGCCACTCCTCGCTCTCCGGCACCAACCTCGTGACCGTGGCGGCCGAGGACGTGGAAGCGAACGACATCATCACCGGCTGGCTCCGCATCGATGCGCAGACCTCCGGCGAGATCATCTACGGGCAGGTCACGAGCAAGGGCGGGCCCGAGGCCGCGACCGCCGACCCGGGCCTCATCGCCGGCTTCTTCGGCTCGACCAGCCTCACCCGCACCACGGCGGCCCTGCTCGAAATCGAGGGCACCTGGGGCGCGGCGGCGGCCGGCAACCAAGCCGCGGTCATCGGCTTCCGTGTCGTGGAGGAAGGCACCTTCGGTGCCGGCAACGTCCCCATCGGGCTGTGCCTGGAGACGGCGGCCTCGAACGCGGCGGACGTGCTCGTCCTCGCGGGCTGATCTCCCTGGGGGGTGAGGGGTGAACCTCGCCGAAGTTCAGCAGCGGGTCGAGGACACCTGCCAGTACGCGCCGGACATCCTGACCTACCGTCGGGACATCCGGCGCGTGATCTCGTCCGTGTACGAGCAGCTCTCCACGCTCCACCCGTGGCCGTGGCTGCAACGCACCGAGACGATCCACGTCCTTCCCGACATCGACATCGCGAACGCGGGGATCTCCCTCACCGGGCCCCGGTCGTTCACGACCTCGGCCACGACCTACCTCGAAGGCTTCCTGTACCCGACGACGCATTCGGCGGCGTTCGAGTACTGGCAAGATCTGCTGCACGGGTGCGAGTTCGACCTCGCCACCCGCACGACCACGCTCGAAGCCGGGACCGGCAACTGGCAGTTCGCGCCGTTCGTCATCGAGCGGGTGACGCCCCACGCCACGACCCCCACGATCCACCTCGACCCGCGGTGCAACATCACCGCCCTCGCAGCCGGGCTCGGCAACTTCGTGATCCGGGCCCGTCGGCGTCAGCTCCCGCCCCGGTGTGACGCGGTCCTCGAAGTCCTCGACGATCACGACCGCCCGCTCACCCGCCTGCCGACGAACTTGTGGCGGGCGTACGCCGAAGATCCCGATCGGGAAGGGCAAGATCCCGAGCACTACCTGATGGACGGCGGGCACGAAGAGACGCTCCCGTGGGTGAAGGGGCACAGCGCCCCTTCCACTGCGCCGACGGCGGAGACGGTCACGCAGATCAGCAACCAGCCGATCTTCGAGGATCCACCGTTCGTCTGCACCGCGGTGAACAGCGGCAGCAACGCGCTTCTCGCCAGCACGATCTACCGGTTCTTCGTCTGCTGGACGTACGCCGGGAGGTACGGTCCTCCCTCGAAGATCGTCGAGTGTACGACCACGGCCTCGTTGAAGGCGGTGACCCTGTCCTCCCTCCCGGTGCAGAACAACGGGGCGGCCGGGACGGACGGGGCGGGGGACAGCGGGCGACGCCTCGCGATCTTCGTCGCCGAAGGCGATCACGGCCCGTTCTTCCAGGCCGGGATCGTCGCGTCGGGGATCACGACCTCGCAGACCGTCTCCCAACGCCCCACAACTTCCCAGCTGCCGATGAACCTGCGGCGTTGGGAGACGGTCTACCCGAACGGTCCGTACACCTACCTCCGCTTCTGGCCCCGCCCGGCTGAGACCAAGACCTACAAGATCCGCTACCTCGCGCGCCCCCTCCCCCTCGTGGCCGACGTGGACGAGCCGGAGCTGCCTCCGCCCTTCCACAAGGTGCTCGTCCACGGGACGGTCCTCGAACTGATCACCCGGTACGGAGTGGGGATGTCCATTCAGCAGGCGCAGAAGCGCCTGTACGACGAGGCGATGCGGGCGATCTACAACCGGTACCTCCCGCAGATGGACGTGAAGAAGCAGAAGGGGCTGTTCGGGGCGGTCGAGGGCTACGGTCCCCGGCACCCGACGACCCTGTCGAGATCCTGATGCAGGGCGGCGACTGGGTGACCATCCCGTGCGGTGGGGTGGACGAGTCCTTGCAGGGAGTCGCGAGCAAGGAGGCCGGGGCCGCGCTGTCGGTCAAGAACCTGGAGTACGACCCGGAGGGGTACTGGTCGAAGATCGGCGGGACGCAGAAGGTCGGCACCGCGTGGACTGCCGCGAACGGGGTCGTGTTCGGCGTCCACTGGTTCAACCCGCGCCCGAACCAACGGTGGCTCGTCTACGAGCGGTACGTCGACGACGAGACGAGCGAGCTTGGGTACATCGCGATGCCCGGGTACGCGCTCACCTCGATCACCGAGCGCCGTCTCATGGTCAGCGTGGGCGCCCGCCCGCAGTACATCGAGCGCGGCCGGTGGCTGTACCACATCAACGGTGTCGACACGCCCGCCCGGTGGGATGGAGAGAAGTTCTACCCGATGGGGTGGACCGGGCCTGCGGGCTCTCCGTCCGTCGTGGGAGGGACCGAGGCCGGGGCGTCGCTCATCGTCGACCATGTGGCGGCGAACTGGAGCGATGCGCCCGAGCGCAACACGCAGCGCGGGCTTGGGAGCTGGCCCACCGACCAGGACGAGACGTGGCGGTACGGGTGGGTGATCACGTGGCTGAACGACCTCGGGATGGAGAGCCCCCCGTCGCAGATGGTGTTCGCGTCGGGGGCGAACCTGGAGATCGGAGGTGACGCCTCGGCCTTTCACCAGGGGCGCTCGGGTGCCCGCCTGTCGATCCCGCCCGGGCCGGACTGGGCGCGCGGGGTGCGGATCTACCGCACGGTGAACCTCGAAGGGATCGACGACGGTGGGCAGCTCGACGTGTTCTTCGTCGACGAGTTCGCGACCGCCCACGCCTTCGAGTACATCGACATGACCCCGGACGTGGAGCTGGGGCACCTTCTCGATCAAGACTCCCTCGGCCCGGTCCCGCTCGGCGTGAGCGCCATGGCGTTCTGGCACGGGGCCACGTGGGTCGCGGTCGACGGCACCTTGCACTACAGCCACCCGCTTCTGTACGAGCAGTTCCCCATCGGGAACAAGATCAACGTCGGGAGCATGGCGAGTGGGAGGATCACCGGGCTTGCGGCGATCGACCGCGGCCTCGTCGTGTTCAAGCGCCACGGGACCTACCTCGTGAAGGGAGATCCGGTCCAAGGGTACCGGGTCGAGACGCTGAGTGACGAAGTCGGCTGTCCGGCCCCGCGCACGATTGTGCAGGTCCACGGCGTCGGCACGTTCTTCCTCTCCGAGCAGGGGCCGTACGTGATCCAGGGGAACCTGGAGGACGATCAGCCGACCCGCCTCACCCCCTTGATCGGGGGGATCCGGAAGACCTGGAGCAAATACGTCGGGCGCTCGGTGCTCGCGACGAGCTGGGCGGTCCACAACCCGACGACGATGGAGGTGTGGTTCCACGTCCCGCGCGGAGGGGATGCCCGCCCGATGCTCGGGCTCGTCTTCCACTACCAGCTGAAACAGTGGAGCTTCCGGCCCGATTGGTCGTTCGCGTGCGGGACCTTCTACCACGGGATGTACTGGCTCGGATCGCACGACACCTCGTCGGACAGCACGTCCGGGATCTTCGCCGTCACCCGTGGGGCCACCACCCTCCTCGGCTCTACCCTCACCGGGACGTACGAAACCGGGCACATCCAGCCCTCGCTGCAACGCACGACCGTCGACCGCGTGCATCTCAAGGTTCTCGGCGGGAAGGGGCGGATCAGCAACCTGGAGTACCGGAACGACCGGCAGCACTCCTACCAAGATCAGCTGACCGACCTCCGGATCCAGGAGCACCAGGAAGACGACGCGCACAAGTGGAACGAGGGCCTGTGGGGCAGCGCGTACCTGTGGGTGGACGACGAGTTCGTCGTCATGCCCTTCCACCTCCACGGGCAGACGCACGCCTACGAGCACTCGATCCGGGTGACCGGAGATCTGCGCCTCGCTTCCCTGTCGCTGCACGTGACGACCCCGATGTCCGCCCCGGGGAGGGCGCGATGATCTCGATCAAGCCGTCGACCGCCGTGGGCGAGTGGGACGCGCTCACACCGCACCACATCAACGCGCAGCTCGCTGAGATCGCTTCGGTCTTCCACTCGCTCGACCGCAACAACATCCACATCAACAGCCTCGACCCGATCAAGGTCGCCCTCGATGCGTGGGGCGGGATCTTGTTCAACGATCGGGACGTGTCGCAAGACACCGTGCTCGACGCCTACGACGCGAACCACCAGATCTTCCGGATCCCGAACGACGCAGGCGATCCGTGGGAAGAGACGCTCACGACGGGCGACTGCGTGCTGGAGATCGAGTTCTCGATCTGCCACGAGATCGACACGACCTCGGGCACGTTCCCGGTGTTGTGGATCGGGGTGTTGGTGGACGGCGCGCTGGTCGGCAAGAGCCCGTGGCAGGGCGGCTCGACGATCACGGCGAGCGGGAACGACTTCTGCCGACGGCAGGGGACCATCAACACGGCGTGGCCGGTGGCCGCCGGAGAGCATCGGCTGGCGATGGTGTTCGGCGCCCACGGGGCGAACACCGACACGTCGTGGGACTGCACGATCACCTGGAAGGGCGGGGCGATCTGGTGCCGTGAGGCACGGCGATGAGCCGGTTCACCTACACGCCGCTGGTCTCAGGAGATACGCGGGCGGCCTCGCAGGTCAACACGATCTACGCTGCGTTCGAGTCGGCCGGCGCGAGTCTGAACGCCTTCAACTTGGCCGAGGAGGGGATCGATCGGTCGCGGTTCGACTTGTCGCTGCCGATGCCCGGGCGGGTTGAGGCGGCGGTGATGGACGGGGCAAACCGCACGACGATGACGAACACCGGCCTTGGCAGCTGGGCGAACCTCGTGCTCGGCGGCTCGACCATCCAGTCCGGGGCGATCACGCTCGTCGCCAACGACATCTTGCGGATCCGGGCGCTCGTCGCCCTGGAGAGCACGGTCAGCGGGGGGCAGGGGCTCGAAGGCATGTTCGGCATGGTGATCGCCCGGGTCGAGTCCGGCGTCACGACCCGGATCGTCTCGACCGAGCGGTACCACACGAAGGCGTCGACCGACACGATCAACCACGAGACCCTGCGCTCGCTTCACGCGATCGAAGGTCCGGCCACCATCGACAACATCAAGATCATGTACACCTGCCCCGGGGTCGGGATCGCGAACGTCGGGGCCGCTTCCTTGATCTGCACCCTGTTCCGCCGGCAGACGACGTAAATGCCTGTCCCGAACTTCACCGATCACGTCGACGGCGACACGATCACCGCGACCTCGTTCGACGCGAACATGACGCTCGCGCGCGACTGGTTGAACGATCTCGTGTCGAGCGACTTCGCCTCGGGCTCGATCCGCAGCGAGAACTTCGTGCGCCCGATCATCGCCGGGTTCCCGACGAACGGGTTCGAGTCCTCGTTCCAGGGCCTGTGGTGGTTCAGCTACGGCAATCTCGAATCGCCGAACTGGGGGGTCGAGCGCGAGCCGTGGGGCGCTTTCCCGAAGCGCCTCAAGATCATCCCGAACCTCGTGCAAGCGGGCGATCGCTGGGCGCTCCCCATCGGGAAAACGATCTACCTGCCGACGAACATGGACGTGGAGGTCAACGTCTCGTTCGACTTCATGGTCCGCTCTCCGACGACGAGCGTGTCGTGCCAGTACCCGTCGGGGGCAGGAGCGGGGGAGAAGTGCGGGCGGTTCATGGTCAGCCGCAGGGATCGGTTGACCGGAGCGGTGACCGACGACGCGAACGCCGAAGCCTACGTGTACCACTCGCAGCAGACCTTCTCCTCGTCGACCAACCGCCCGCAGACCGTGCAGTTGACCTGGAGTGACGAGCTGCTCGGCAACCGGCACTGGGACATCTTCATCTCGTACAAGCGGCTGACGAGCGACTCCCTCTTGATCTGGTCGATCGACGTGTCTCGCGTTCTTGGCAAAATCGAGGCATTCTAAGGCCCGGGAGCACCCGCCATGATGTCGCAGATCCCCGCCCTCGTCGGGGCGACCGGGAACCTGATCACCGGGATCGCCGGGGCCACGTCTGACCGCGGCATGCAGAAGCGGAACAAGCAGCAGCTCGAAGAGCTGTTGCTCAAGGAGAAGACCGGAGGGCTCGGTCTGTCCGGGCAGGAAGAGCGGGGGATCGAGAACTCGACCTTGCTCCCCGCGCAGAAGGCGGCGGCGGAGGCGAGGTCGCGGGCCGAGCAGCTGATGGCCGCGGGTGGGCAGGCGTCGCCCGGGGATCTCCAGAAGAACGCGCAGATCCAGGCCGCGCAGATGGCGCAGGGCCGGCAGCAGGCGGCGCAGGCGATCAACGCGGCGAACCTCCAGAAGCAGCAGCAGCAGAAGGCCGAGATCGAGGCCCGGCTCGCGCAGAAGGCCGAGATGGCCCAGCGCGACATCGACATGGTCGGCAAGCCCGCGACCGACCTCGCCGTCCAGGGAGCGACCGCGGCGACGCAGATGATGGCCCCCGGACTCGGCGGGGCCCCGATGGCCGGCTTCTCCCCCGAACAGCTGGAGCAGCTCAAGAGCATGCTCGGCGGTGGCGGGATGGGCTGATGCCGCGGCAGGTCGAAGGCACGGGAGAGCAGACGGGCGTTCCGCTCTTCTCCCCGCCCGGGAAGGGCGATGGCGCACCTGCGGCAGCGCAGGTGATCGCGGACACGCTCGCGATCCGCACCGAGTACCTGCGCAACCTCCAGGCGTTGAAGCTCAAGCAGGCCGACCCGCTGGAGCGGCAGAAGCTGTTGGTCGATCTGTCCGAGGCGCTTGTCCGACGGCTGAACAAGAAGACCGATCTGGAGATCGCCGAGAACCGCCGCAAGGGGGACGAGGCTCTCGGGATGGGCGAGGCGGTCAAGGGGATCGCTGGGATGAAGGGCGCGTACGTCTCGGCGCAGGGCGGCGTGGTCGAAGAGCTGACCCGGCAAGACACCAAGCGCCTGGAGTTGCAGGCCGAGACCGAGCAGTCGAAGAAGCTGTCGAACAAGGCGGCGTCCTACGCCAAGGCGGCGGCCCTCGACCTTTCGAGGGGTCGCGACCCGGCCGAGGTGCAGGCGATCCTCGACCGCAACCTGCAAGGCGTCGCGGCCGAGGCGCGCGACACGCTCGTCAAGCCCGGCGAGTTCGAGGCGTGGGAGCGCGGGACGCTGGAGCGCACCCGGCACATCGCGAGCGGGGACGACAAGGTGAGCGGGCTGTTGCTGGAGTCGGTCAGCAAGTTCGCCACCCCGGGTCCCCTCCAGGAGCCGCGCGACCGTGGGGTGGGTGAGCCCGACATCGGCCAGCTCGCCGACGAAGCCGAGAGCCTGTTCCGCCAGCTGTACCCGGTCGAGCAGGAAGTGCGGCGCACGTACGGCCCCGGCTCCGAAGCCCCTCCCCCCCGAAGCCCTGATGAGACCCCCCGGAGGGGCGAGGGGGAGGAGGAGCCGGCGGAACCGGACGAGCCGACGGAGGAGGAGGAGGAGGAGGAGGACTTCCCCCGCGTCTCCGACTACGACCCGGCTGGGGGAGAGAGAAGGGGCGCCGCGCGCTCCGAAAGTCGCGCGGCGCCCGGGGCCAAGGAGATCGCCACCTCCGAGGC